CTCAAGAGTTCCCATATCATGCCTGGTTGTTACGCAAGTACAACTTTGGCATTGGTAATGAAGGCAGGGTTGTTAACCACGTCCCAAAGACTCTTCAGGAGATCATTGCCGAGGTTTCGAGTTCTATTGTGAGGAATCAGCGCATGTTCGAGGATAACTCAGATATGGTCACCAGGATGCTCCGTAAGGTTTACAATCCTGAGCCAGAGCCCCAAACAGGTAAATTCTCTTGGATATTAGAAAAGTCTGCTGAGGTTGCCGGAGACGCCGTTGGTATTACCACGTCAGTCGCTGGTGCCGTTGTAGATTTAGCTGTTAGACAAGTGAATGATGTTGTCATACCCACTTTGCGTGGGTATCGTGACGCGCTTGCCAATACTTTGAGTGAGATGTCAGTTACACACGCAGCCCTTATAGGATGGGCGGTTAAGATTGTCACTAGTCCTATTGTCATGTTTTTCATGTCAGCGGCGGCTTGGGAATTGATTAAGGTTTTCGTCGGAGCTGCTTATAAGACCATCTCAGGATGGTTTCAAGGCGTTAAGGCTAAAACTACATCTCTCCTTCAGTCTGCCTTCAAGAAGAAAGAGAAGAAGATCTCAGAGAAAGTCATGGCTCAAGCCATTGACGCTTTGAGGGCTGAGGATTTTAATGTGGCACAACTGACAGATGATGGGACTTATGAGATAGCCTCTAAGTTTACACCAGAGGTGTTGCGCAGAGCTTATTTGCGCATAACTGGTGTTGACTTGCAATCTAATGAGCCACAGCAGTATAAGATGAAGCATACTGTTATTAAGGGCAACAAGGTCATTGAGTCCGAAGTTGCTATGCAGGCTGATATGTACGGTGCTGACATTAGTGATTTGTGCGCTAAGAGCATTTATCAGATCAAGATTGAAGCCACTGGAGGTTCACAAACTCTAGGACAATTACTTATGGTTAAAGGTACCATAGGCATTATGCCTGAACACTTTATCGGCATGATCAATGAAGGTCTTGCAGCTGAGGATTATGACCTCACTGACCATATTGTCATTACCCACCCTTTTGATAATGCTCTCAGAGTGCGATACACGATAAAGGCCTTTTTGGACTTTAAGCGTAGTGTTGCCCCTGATAGGGATTGCGTCGCTGTGAACTTTGAGTCACTTCGTGCACACCGTCAGTTGGTGAACTTCTTTGTCTACGAAGCGGATCTTAAGAATCTTTCGAATATTAAGGTCAGGCTTGACACCGTAGAGGGACGTGAACAATTCGTTCACCGTATTAGGCATATGAGCGCTAAGCGCTTTGACAAGCTCAAGTATGGTGGCGGAGAGATGTCACAAGTCGTTTCAGACAGCTTTGAGTATGTTGGTTACACACGACGTGGTGATTGTGGTGGTTTGGCCACACTCCAAGAACAGAGTTCTAACGCTAGTAGGCGTATTTTGGGACTTCATGTTGCTGGTAGTGAGAGTACAGGTACTGGTTTTTGTTGTGTCATCACCAGAGAAATTCTGGATAAGATGATAGCACCTTTCGATGTTGCCTCAGAGATTTTTCCCCAAGGAGAGTCGGCCATTACTATGGTCGACGCTCCCATTAAGGGATCATTTCTTGGGATGAATATGACGGAGCGAAAACACAATATGAACCCAGCTTCTGGACTCGTGAAAACACCATTGCATGATGCATGGGGTGTTTATGAGAAGAAACCTGCCAAGCTTGCACCTTTCTTTAATAAGGAGACAGGAGAGAGAGTTGTTCCCATGGCTAAGGCCATTGAGGGATATGCCTCTCCCATCTTACACTTTGACAAGGAGATTGTAGCTAATGCGGCGTACCACGCTTTTGCCAAGGCACGTGAATACACCATTGAACACACTCGGAAGATCTATACATTCGAGGAAGCTGTTGCTGGTGTGCCAGGTACTAACATCAATGGTATTCCCAGGGCTACTTCTCCCGGGTATCCCCATATTCTCAATGGTAAGTCTTCTAAGAAGACTTTCTTTGGAGATCAAGATGAGTACAGCTTTGACAACGATCGAGCTCAGGAAATTAAGACTAACGTTACACGCATCCTAGAAGATGCCAAGAACAACATTCGCAATGAACACATCTACACTGACTTTTTGAAGGACGAGCTACGCTCACCTGCTAAGGTTAGTTCAGGAGCTTCGCGTTTGATATCCGCTTCACCTATGGACTATGTGATTGCTTTTAGGATGTATTTCCTTGCTTTCACTTCGGCTGTGCAGGACACTCGCATTAGAAACGGTGTTGCTGTTGGAATTAACCATTATACAGAATGGGATGTTCTAGCTAGGCACATGCGGTCTAAGGGCAAGTGTACCGTAGCCGGTGATTTTGCCGGATTTGACACAAGCGAGCAACCTCAGATTTTGTGGGCCATCTTGGATCAGATTAACGCCTGGTACAATGATGGTGAAGAAAATGCACGAGTTCGCAGGGTTTTGTGGCTTGAGGTAGTACACTCGCGTCACTTTGGTGGCCTGGGTGGTGTTGCTGAATACATTTACCAGTGGAACAAGTCCCTTTCTAGCGGACACCCCGCCACCTCTATCATCAACAGTTTCTATGGTCTGATTTTGTTTGTCCTTTGTTGGACCGACACTTATGGCCCTGCATCTGGTAGCTCCTTTTGGACGCATGTTTATGCATGCACCTATGGCGACGACAATGTTCTTAACATTGACGAAGCTTATATTAAGGAGTTTAATCAGAGCAGCATAACTGAATCGATGGCCAAGTATGGCATGAAGTACACAAATGAGAAAAAGGCCGGTAAAGTGGCCGATTGGAGGCCTCTTGAGGAAATTAGCTTTTTGAAGCGAAGTTTCCGATATGAGAAGACCATTCGCAAGTATGTAGGTCCGCTTGAGCTCGAATCTCTGTTGTACACTGCCTACTGGGCAAGGAGTAAGAAAGCCATCATCCAAAATACTCAGGATAATCTTGAGTTTTCTTGGACTGAACTTTCTCTCCATGAACCCGATATGTGGAGACAGTATGCGCCAGAGATGCGTAGGATCTATTTTGAGAGGATGGCGAAGGAACCCAAACATTATTTTACTAGGGAGAGCTACCTTCAAGTAGCTTTCTCACTCGTCCCCAAGTGGGACAAATAACTTCGCCCTTATATACGGGCTGGAACACATCAAACACCTCACGTTAAAGTGTTCCGGCTGACAGGAGGGGATAGAAGAATAGGTTGCACTTTTGAGTGTTACTAGTCAGGGAGACCTACTTAATCTAAAGTCCCAGACACCGTGAGTGCCTTTCTAACGCATAAGTCTGCGGGAGAGAGAAAGAAATAGACTTGCTACAACTACTTCACAAGTGAACGATGACACTCATCTCATCGATGCTACGGAAAATTGCAGTAATATTGAAGGTATTGCTGTGTCCAATAATAATGAGGTCACCACTTTGACCAATTTTGTTAACGAGGATTGCGATCAGGTTACAATTCGTGGGGCTCTTAAAAGAGAACCCACTGAATTTCAAACTGATGTTGTCAACGTTACCGATGTTGCTTCATATTTTAGTCGTCCGAAAGCTATTGGCACCTATACATACAATCAAACAACTCGCTCGCAGATCACGTCTTTTCGTGTCGACAATCCTACCCTCCAGTCCACTCTTACGAATTTCGCTCGAGTTCGGGGAGCGTTCGGTTACCGCGCAACTGTTTGTTTTCGGATTCAGGCTATATCCAATCCTTTCCAGGCCGGACGTGTTCGTATGTGCTTTCAACCGTTTTATGAGCTTACTCAGCATCATGATCGTTTTAATGCTATTACGCCCGTGTCTCAGCTGCCTGGCGTAGAGTTGGACTTAGCCGAGTCCACTTCAGCTATTCTCAAGGTTCCTTACATTCATCCTTACAACTATTTCAGAGTGGCAGCTGAATCCTATGATGAGGATAATCTGGGAACTATGTCGATTTTTGCCTACACACCTGTCGCTTTGGCGGCTGGTACTGTCGCGCCCAAATTGACTTTGTGGTTATGGTTAGAAGATTTTGAGCTTATTGGAGCTGCTTCAACTGACCTAACTGCACAGTCTGGTCGGTTCAAAAAGGATGTTTCCAGTAAAGAGGCAGATGGCATTCCTGGTAATGTTTCTAACGTTTTGTCCGCTGGCGCCAACTTGACAACTTGGATGGGGAAAAAGATTCCCATTATTTCAAGTTATACAGGTATGGCTTCTTGGGCATTGCGTAAGTCAGCTGAGATTGCTTCCTCTTACGGTTGGTCTAAACCTTTGGCCAACACACCACCAGTTAGAATGTTGAACACTAATAATGTTTATCAGTTCAACTGTGATGGGCCTGATCCGGCCCATAATTTGGGTACCACAACTGACAACGCCGTGGTCCCCTACCCAGGTTTTGCTGGCACAGACGTAGATGAAATGGCATTGTCCTATATTACTGGGATTTTTGCTGCTATTAGCACACCGAGTTTGTCCGTTTCGGATGAAGTGTCTAACATCATTTATGCTTGTTCGTTGTCCCCAGACTCTATGTATTATTCTGGTGTATCCATTAACAAACCCAATGCCGTACCTAAGGTTTCTGGTATTTCTTTTTGGCCTGCACCTGTTTATTATATGGGCAATTTGTTTGAGTTGTGGCGAGGAGGATTTAAGTTTAGGATTAAAATTTCCAAAACTAAGTTCCACACAGGCAGACTATTACTCGGGTTTAATCCCGTGTTTCAAGAGCTTGCGGAGGATCTTTACACACCTACCACACCAAATGACATGCAATTTAAGTCTGTTATTTGGGATCTTCGCGAGGGTAATGTTATGGAATTTGAGTGTCCTTTCATTGCTCCGCAAGCATACCTTGACAAACAGTATTCTTATGGCACATTTTTCATTAGTGTCATTGATCCTCTTAGTGGTCCAGACACTGTATCAACTGTTTGTCCGATGGTGATTGAGGTTGCCGGTATGGATGATTTTGAGTTGGCCGTGCCTATTACGGCTAGAGATCCCTTAGCGCCACTCTCCACCTCATTTATCGCCCAGGCTGGTTCTTTTGAGCCAACTTTACACTTTGATACTGGTAAGGAAGCCACACATTGCATTGGTGAGCAATTGTTGTCCATCAAGCAGTTACTTTCACGAGCAGTTCCTAAGGAAGTGCTTTTGGGTGGTTCAGATGTGGTGGATGTTACTTCGAATTTCGAGTTTCCAGTGTTTGAGCCTTCTCCGCTTGCACCTACGGCTATCTTGGGAGATGATAGGTCATATATGGCCT